TTAGAGATTGTGTGTCTATATTAACAACTTTTAAACCGTAAGAATTAATATCTACTTTATTCTTAATCCCATCCTTTTCCGCTGTACTTAAATCCCCTGCAAGGTTGGAAGCTCTTAGGTCTAAACCTGATGTTCCTACTGGAATTGTGATGTTTCCTGCCGTATTTGCAAATTCTCCATTTACGGAAATGGGTAATACCCTCTCTACATTAGCCCCACTATAAGTACTTGGGAACGCTGTAAAAAGACCGTTTAATCTTATGCGAAAGTAGTCGCTTCCTATTTGTATTTCGGAAATAATATTTTGAGAAAACACAGTCCCTGTACTAATAGCTACTCCCCATTGTGCCGTGGTTAAATCGTAAATTTCAGACCTTTGATTTAAAGATATTCCTTGGTTTGTATCATCATTACTTAGACTTGTATTTATTTGGGAACCTCCTCCATAAAGAAATTGAGAACCTTCTGCTATTCCATATGGTTGTCCCCAATCATCTTTTGTCTGTAATGAATATGCGAGTACTTGAAGAAGTCTTAAGTTAAAGCTACCTGCGTTTATGTCAGTATTTTGTGTAAGATTTCCTAAAGAAATAACGTTATCAACTAATGAAATTCCATTACCTGCGTTTGGTGCAACTCCCCCTCCAAACCCCTCATAATCCGCAGCCGTTCCCGCCACTGTACCTAAATAGGTAAACGCTCCAACCCCATCTACAAGATACCCATAGCCTTCTAATTGATTAGCTTGATCTGCGTACATTGCAGCCTCTGTAGAATAGGGAGTAGCTGTATTTTGAATAGGAGGGAAATAAGCTACTTCCTCTCCTGTCTTTAGTTTGTATCTTGAATCTATTGCCATAAGTTATATTATTTCTTTTGGTGTTGTTGGTACATATTCAGTCAAAAACCCTAAACCACATTGTTTAAACTCCTGTTCAAAAATGAAGTAGTCTCCATTAATATCTTTAACAGGGTTATATTTTCCTTCACCTTCCATTGTCTGCCTAACTAAAGCATCTCTATCTTTTATAAATATTTTATATCCTTCCATTATGCTACATTTCTTTTTAAAGCTGTTTGTAAATTCTCTACTGCTGTATTGTGTGATAATAGCTCCGCATCAGTTAAGCCTTCAGATATATAACTAAAAGCATATTCCTTGTTAGATGGAGAACTATTGCCATTAATATCCCCTATCCAAAAAGTTTTATTTGGACGTGTTGTTGACGTTTGAGTGGATAAAGTTAAATTATCTCTTGATTGCACTTTATAATTAGTAGAATTAAGTCTGCTTATCGCAATTAGTCCTGTAGTATTAGCAAGGCTTAATGATCTCTCACCACCTGATTGACATCGGAAAAAACTAGTCGGTCTTATAATAAACGATGTTCCAATATTCCCCGTTGCTAGTACACCTCCTTCAAATCCAACGCTACTACTAGTTCTTAAATAATAACCAACACTCTCGCTATTTGCGGTTATGTGTGTACTTTGATTCAAAAAGGTTTCTAAATAAGCGTTTGCTCCATTCCCTTTCCAACCTGTAGCTGATAAAATACCCGAACCAAAAAATGCAAGTCTAAAAGCAGCATCTGTATCTAATGGATTCTTTAAATTCCATTTCATTTGGAGCACAGTATCTCCAATAAGAGGATATATAGCTTTAAATTTTGAGTAAATTAAATTGTCTTTTAATGCTTTGACATAATCATCAACAGCAGCCCATATAGCCGTACCTGTAATTTCTTGTGGTGTAGTTGCATAATAAACAGTGCTATCATTAGGAATAGCCACAGCATTCATATATGCAGTCGTTTCAGCTTCATAAGAACTTACTGCTGCTACATTATTTGTGATAGCTATTGTAGTTGATGCAAGGGCATTGTTAGCTGCATCTTTAATGGTGTTTGTTGAAGCTACATTTAAAGTAACTGATTGACCATTTGTAAGAGCTGTAGATAGCGTAAAAGTAATTGTAGTACTTCCACTACCTGTTGGTGCGCTAAGAGTTGGTGTTGCATCTCCTGTTACTGTTAATCCTGTAGTATTTGTAATAGTTACTACTTCACTAAACACTACTACTAATTTATTTGGATTAGCATCTTCTACTGTAGCAGTTAATATGGTAGGTGCTGTTGTATCTCCTGAAGACGTTATGCTAATTGGTAATCTGAAACTCCCTATCATTATTCCTCGATATTAATAGTTACTAAAATAGTATCAGTAGGTAAATTTTTCGAATAGAACTTTACCGTTCCCGCTCCGCTTAATGTTTCAGGTAGTATTTCCGCTGCTTTTACAATATTAATTGTGGATTTGTCGGGTATGACATCTACTATTTTACTTGCTGTAATTTCCGCGTTAGCATAATCATATTCGTAAAAACTGCCGACTAAAGCCCATCCCCCTGTAGAAAGTGAAACCTCTGTGATTTGTATTGTTTTATCTGACTTACTAGATACCGAACCAATTACAGCCGTTGCATCCCAATAGCCTATTTCAATCACCGCCCCAACTGTTAAGGTATCGTTAATAGTAAATTTAGAACCCGACCAAGTGTATTGAGTTCTTTGAAGTGAAGTATTGCCGACTAAAATATAACTAGGCTCTATAATTGGGGTGTCAACTATAAATTCCTGTACTCCGCCCGTGTAGGTAAACGCTTTAGTTACTGGGGTTGCTCCACCACTTGAACCACCTCCATAATCTTCATAGGTAACACTTCCATCTAAGTTATACACCTTTACTTTAGCGTTTGCAATAGGGGGAACGTTTAGGGGTTCTTTGCTCGCTAATCCATCATCTACATAACCCTGACTTACTCCCCCTGCAACTGCACTATAAACATTATTCACATCATCCCATAAATACAAAATAAAATCTCCCTGATCTATATAAATAACTCCTTCAAATCCTGCTACTGGGAAATCTAAGAAATCTGGATATCCATCTACTTTATCTACAGGAAATGTATAAAACCCTATTGCGCCTGCTGCATTTTTTCCGTAGTAACTTAAATTACCAGCTGCATCAATCCCGCTTACTTTTTCAGCTGAATCTACAACCCCGCTATTATTGGTGTCGTATTGACTCTTATTCATATCAGATACCGGGCGGGCGTATAGTTCATCAAAGTTGTCTTTAGATTTGCTAAATGCTTCTCTGACTAAATCACCAGTTCCATCTCCAGGGTTAACTCCTATATTTATGTTTTTCTTTGCCATTTATATCGTAATTGTATCTATAGTTATGATATTATTGTCTGCCGTAATCACATTATTATCAGCCGTGAATAAACTTTTACCTACTTCAATAGGTGGGATAAATCCGGTATAATCTAAGTTATCTATGAATGGACTGATCTCGCTTTCATCTGCTTCAAAAGTGATATTATAGCCGTTAAAATCACTCTTTGCGCCTCCCGATACTCGTTTATATCCAGTAGCTTTTAGTCCGTTGTACAATCCTAAAATTTGATATCTCCCTAACCTGTCCTTAACGATTAACCTTAAATCTTTTTTAAGTAAAATATTCAACTCCCTAAAAGTTTGTAAAGAGTCTTTTTTAATCGCTAACTCAATGGTTTGTTTATATGAAATCTTCCCATTCTCAATATTAATACTCTGATCGAAATTTGTAGGGGTTCTAAGCTCTAAATCATAGATAATAGTAATAGGAAAAGAAAGTAATTTAGTGCGCTCTGGGTTGGTTTGGATCAACTTCTTGTTGTACTTAACGTAATCCATTAAGTAAACGTTAGATACCCCGCCTAATCCATCCTTACACCCGTCTTTTCTTCCTGATGTGATCACGATCTAAGGTTTTTATAATCTAATTCATCTCTTCTTTTATCGCCTCCTAAACTCCAACCACCCATATAATTAACCTCTTGGCTCCTGATATCATAATCATTATCCTGTATTCTATATTCCGGGAAAGTTTTATTGCATAAGAACCGCTCACATCTCTCTATGTAAACTTGTGCTTTACTGCGTTGTTTCTCTGAAAGATAATCTACCTCCGATTTACTTACTGCGGTTGTGTTTTCTGGTTGGCTTTTGTTAATCCCTCCATTACTTACATTATAAGCAGCTATTACCACGTATTCCGCAAATGATGAATGTATAAGGATAGGTTTTATATAATCCTCAACTAAGGCTAAATAATCCCCGCTTAAAGTATCGGCTGCATAGTCTGCTTGTAACTTATTATAGAGTTTTGTACCTAACAATGGTTCTATAATTGTTACCTGTACATCTTTGATTAAATAGATATATTTGTCAACATCTACATTACCGCCCATTGGGGTGGATTTAGTTATTTCGGATGCTTTTATTAAAAGTGTAGTCATAATTATTTACCTTGTGGATTGCCTGGTAAGAATCCTTTGTTATCCATTTTATAGGGTTCAATGCTTACATTTGTATTATTGGTCTCAATATTATAACCTTTTCTTCGTGCCTCGCTCGTGCTTATCATTTTAGCAAGGGGTGAATTAACATCTACGCTTGCACCTTTCTTTAAAAATATTAATCGGTTCCATTTATGATGACAATTTCCACCTCCTTTGTATAACCATATACTATACTGATCCGCTCCTTTGGGTCCCCATCCGCTATTTACAACTTTAGATCCCATTTGTATAATATCTTCTTTTCGATAAACCTTATCTGACGACATCATTTTCTTACAAAATTCCCGTTCCGGCGCAGCATTTCCAACATATCTATAACGTACTATAAAATCTTCTCCATCCTGTGCGCTCTTTGCATTTGGTCTTGCCGTTCCTGTATTTACCGCTAAATTAATTTCTTCGCTATAATCAACTTCAATTTCATCTATAAGGTCGTATTCTTCAAGGTCTACTTCCTCCCCTAAATCAACTAATTCATCCGCAACACTTTTGGGAATTTCCTTTTTTTTTTCTGACATTTGTACGTCAGCTTCTTTTTCCGGTTCATCTTCAACCGCTTCTTCTGCCATTTCTTTCAACGGCTTAAAAGCTAAGTTTAAGCTGATCTTATTTACTGCTAAAATCTCATCAATAGCATCTAAAATTATTTCTTGGTATGGCCTGATAACTGTTTCCTCCATTAGCGAGTTTGCCACCTCCATTTCGTTTGCATTATTACCTAATCCGGTAGCATCTTTTATTCCGAACAACATAGGACTAACAACTCTATGGCCTGTGATTATTTGCTGACGTGCTTCACCCACCCAAAAGTGCCATTCTGCACTTGCGTCATCTTTTGAAATCTGATCTATAGTAGTGGCGTTTTCTTGACTTTCATTAAAAGCAACTATAAATCTACTCCCAGAAGATCCGGTAATGGTACTGTTTATTTTATCCTTAATTTTATCCTGAATCTCATCGCTTGGAACGCCATTATTAAAATTAATAATCTGACCTAAGCTCAATCCATTCCGGATATGATTTACAGAAAAGTTTGCAATTTCCTCTTCTAATTCAGCGTACTGTAAAGCAGCCTGATAGTCAGGTGTTGCAAAATAAAACTGTCCGGGTTTATAAGGTTTAATATAAAAGATCTCTTTCTTACCTCCAAATCCAAAGGCAGGGATGCGCTCTGCTTTTTCCTTTGTCGTTACTTTTTTCCAGTCATACGCATAATAGTAGGCCTCTATTTCTCCATCATCATTTACCTTTTCAGGGGCTAAAGATTCTACAGGTATATGATAACATTTTACTACTTCCTTTCCTGATTTGTTATATATAACTTGAAAGGCTGCGTTCCCTTGTAGTTTAAAGTCTGCTATGATTTTCCTTAGTTCCCGCTTTGGGAAAATCTCTAACAAGGCTAAAAACTCCTCCGGCTTCTTATTTGCGTTTAAAGCGGTAATTCCTTTTCCGTAAATACGCTCGACAAAAGAGTTTATAATCGCTGAATTGGTGGATGAACCGTTGTAACGATCAATCACATATTTGAAATATTGGTTTTGTTTGCCATTTAGTACCCAATCTTTGCCGTGTTCCTCCTTAATTTCAGGCTTAACATAGTTGTTTAATTGGATTAATTTAATATTATCGCTCATAATTGTATGATATCAGCATTCATTTTATAGGTCTGCGGGTCCTGATCTGTAGAAATAGCCTTGCCCCTCCATAGTAATTTACCTGCATTATCTTTTATTTCTAATACATAACGCCCACCCTCTTTAAAATCATAGTTGAAATCCATAGATAAGTACCCGTTGTCATAGGTAGTTGTAGGAATAGAGAATAATTCTATTTCTCCTGTTTCCTCATTACTAACCCTTAGGCTTACTATAGGACTATTGTATCGGGGAATTACCGTTAGGGTTTGTTGTGTTGCTATAGGTAAAAAGACTTCCATACTACAATAACTAAATAAGGCTTTAATAGTTACAAAAAAACCACCCCTGGGGAAGAGGTGGCTAACAAACAAATAAAAAAACTATGAAAAATCTAAACTCCTACAACCTCAATTGCTCGTAGGGAAGTAATAGTTGCAGCATCTAAGAAAGGCGTACCCTCTGCTTCCATTGCAGTCATTGTAAGGTTGTATCCGTTAAAGTCAGCTTTTGCACCTCCTGTAACTATAGAACCTCCTGATACATCCATTCCTTCACTCGCTCCGGCTAACTTAAAGTTTCCGTTGTTATCCTCAACGATCACATAAGGCCTTCCATGTGCCAATAGTTTCACCTCGTTGTGAGTTGCTAAATCTTGTTGTTTAAGTACGATGTTAAGCGTTTGAGTAAACAATGTTACTCCGGTGTTTTTATCTGAAACAACCGCTTCTTCCAGGGTGTTCCCGTCTGCTCTTAATTCGTATTTATATGCGGCTGTTATACCGATATCCAATCCGGTAACTTCTCCTGCTAATGTAGTAAAAGCATCCGCCTGGTAGTTTATAAAATATACATTCCTTAAACCACCTATTGTATTTTTGCAAGGCTCTTTTCTCCCTGCTGTTAAATCACAAGCCATATTATTATAGGTTTTAAAAAGGGAGGTTTAACCCTCCCTTGTTGGGTTTATGCTTGGGCTGCTGTAGAATCGTAGTAGATGATTTCGTCACCGTTTACATACTGCACTCCTGCGGTATATACTTGTTTGAATCTGATCATTCCTGAAAGATCGCTTTCATCCATATCTTTGATTCTGATCTCATTATGATCTGACATAAGTCCAGTTCCGAAAAACACATTTTTTGATTCGAATACTGAAATCACATTATCAGGCAAACCGTTTACCTCTGTTAGCATATATTTACCGAACTTGGCTTGCTTTTCTTCTGCTGTTCCATCATTAGCAATACCTTTAGAAATCAAATAAAAATTATACGCCTGAAATACATTAGGCGATACTATTACATTAACAGATTTACGCTTAAGTGGTGAAGGGATAGCTTTAAGAACTTTCTTTAATTCGCTTTCTACATTTGCCTCTGTAATAGGTGCAGCGATAGAAGTAATAGCGTTTCCGGTTCCTCCTTTTATTACTGTTGCATCGGCTGTCCATTTTTTAATGAATCCATCAAACTCACCTGCGTTTGTAGCATCACCATTCCAGATATCTGAATCTGTGGCTTCTGCCTGATCAGCTAATATTTCAGCAAGTAAAGCTTGTTCTACATCTGTAGGAAGTGAATCATTGTGAGCAGAAAAGCCCATAGTGGCAGCGCTCCAAATGTTTCTAAGATCTTCTTTACAGATCTCTAATTCATTCTTAATTTTCTTAGGTGTCAGTACAACCTCTGAAAGTGTTACTGATCCAACCGGTGCGAATCCACAAACATAATCAACACGCCCGCTGGAGTATTGAATTTTCCTTAGTGACACTTGAAAGTCCACATCTGGTAATACGGTCAAAAGACCTAATCTAAGGGTATCCGCTTCTTTGAAAGCTTTACCGGTAATTTGTCCGGCAACTGTACCGGCATAATTACTGTTTACTGTTACTACTGTTGCCATTTATAGGTTATTTAAAAATTGGGTTAATCTTCCTTTCTTTGTGATTGATGGTATTTCAACCACCTCTTTAGGTGCGTGCTTAGTTGGGGCCGCTCCTTCTGTTTTACTTAATTCTGTTTTTAGGTCTGTGATCTCTTTTTCTTTAGCCTCTTTAATTTCTGCTAACTGAGTATCAAAATCCTTTTTAAGGTCAGCTCCTAATTGAGCGACTAATTCTTTTATTTGAGCGACTACATCTGGTGAATCCGCAGGTGCTGCTTCTTTTGTTTCAGATTGTGGCTCGGCCACTTCGC